AAGGGGGTCAGCAGTCCTCTCAGCTTGATTCACTGCGAGTTGAAATCAACTCTGCCATCAGCGGCACCACGGAGCTTGAGAAAGCCATGATGGATCTTACTCAGAGAGGTATTAGTCCCGCCTCTGAAGAGTTTAAGATTCTCACAGAAAATGCAGCAAGAATTGATGCACTGCAGCAAAAGCTTCAGACTATCAATAACTTCAAAACCGCTTCGTCTGGGCTAACTCTCTCACTGCGCGGACTGGTTGAAGGCTTCTATGAGCTTGGTAGCGCCTCTGAGGCCGTGAAGAGAGTGGGCGAAGAGCTGGGGCGCAAGAGCCTTGGCTTTGTGCTTGACATTGCCTTCAAGCCTGTTGAGCAGGCTATGCAGAAGACAATGTTTGACCTTGCCGAAAGACTCGGGTTTGACATCAAGCCGGAACAGCTTCAACAGCTCGAAGAGATCAAGATACTGAAAGATCTTGTTGCAAGCATTGAAAGAGAGATTGTGAAGAAAGCAAATACAGTTGTTTCGCCAACCCTTGGCGTAGGGGCTCCCGCCTCGGAGCAAATATTGACAGAGGAGCAGCTGAGAATCCAGGGCCTGGTCAGGGGGCTTGGCTCACAAATACAGAAACGAGTCGAAGAGGTTTTCGGGACTGCGGAACTTGAGGCTCTAAGGGGAACGCTAAAAAGCGAAGTCAACCTATTGCTGCCTCCGGCTGACATAAATCCAAATCAATTTAGGCTAATAAAAGAAGGTGCCGCCAACGAGATAGACAGGCAGGTCAACGAAAGGCTTCAAAAACTATATCCTCAGCTGCCGCCCTCGCAGCAATTACCGCCCCAATCCTCACTCCCCGGCGCCTTCACGGGCTTCGACATGGCCAGCCTGTCCAAACTCGACACCAAGTACGCTTCCATTGCCTCCGAGCGCCAAGTATTTCCACTGCCTATTGAAAACTACTCAGAGGCAGAAGGTGCAGTCCAGAAGGTGACGGGTGCTGTTGGTGAAATGAAAGACAAGCTGATAGAGGTTCCCGCTGCCGCAATACCAGCAACCGAAGCCATAAATCAGCTGGACAAAACCCTGATTAACTCCAACGATAAAGTTACAGAAGCGGTACAGCAGAACGCTCCCAAACTGCAAACAGCTACCACCGACTGGGGCAAGAGTCTTGGGCAGGTCGTGACAGGTCTAAGCCTCGCCTCCTCTGCTGTTATTGGTATCGTTGGCGGTGTTCAAAACATACAGAAGGGCGGGGCCGGAAATGTACTTAGCGGCATCGGCTCGATTCTGACAACTGTTGGCAGCATCGGCATGAGCGCTGCTGGGTTCATGAAGCCAGGTGGTGCTGGCGGACCTGCTGCCGCTGGAAACAGCCCGTGGACCAGCGCGGTTGACGAGATAATTCCAAATGCAAACGGAAACATCTTTGAAGATGGTGAGCTGATGAAATTCGCCAATGGCGGAATCTTGCAGTCGCCCACACTCTTCAGTTTCGAGGATGCTGGCGTGACTCGCACCGGGCAGGCCGGCGAGGCGGGCGCAGAAGCGATCATGCCACTCAAGCGCACCAAGGATGGGCGCCTGGGCGTAGAAGCAGACCTCTCCGTGCCCTTCGAGGCTTCTGACGCTCTGGAGATGGGCCTGAACGACGGTGACGACAACCCCAGGGCAGTGGACCTATCCGCACCCTTCCAGGCGGCTCAGGGGCGCACAGGCAGCTCTCTGTCCGTGCCCTTCCAAAGGGCTCAGGGCCGCATGAGTGCTGCTCAGATGATGCAGATCGCCGCCGAGTCTGGCCTGGCCATTCCGTTTGCCAAGGACCAGGGCGCTGCTCTTGGGAGCGGTGGAGCCGATGGGGGCGATGACACTATCAAATTCGAGTCGGTTATCATTAACAATCAAGAGTTCGTCACCAGGAAGGAGGCAGAAGAGATTGGGCGCAAGGCAGAGGCTCGGGGCGCAAGTCGTGGGGCTCAGCTCGCTCAGAAGGGCATCAAAAACAATCCCCGTGTTCGAGCTTCTCTTGGTATCAAGTAAATGGAACTTTGCAACTTCATGAGGTTCAAGCGCAGGGACGGGAGCTACACGACCTGGGCTGCGCAAAACCTCTTCCCCGGCGAGTCCAAGACTTTTCAGTCTGTCAGCTATCCGTTCGTACCAATCGCAATCGCAACAAATGCCTCAACGCAAGGGGGCGACAGAAGTGAGGCGGCTGTCAGTACAGTTGCCGATGATTTGACTTTGAACGTTTTCCGTGAAGCAGCAAAAGAAGATTGGCTGCTTGAGGTGAAAACTGTAAAAGTCAATCGTTCAGATTTTTCTCTCGACGCCCTTCTCTGCTCTGAAATTTGGAGCTGCTCTCAAGTTCAATATGACACTTCTCAGGAGGGCGTCGTTCTTCAGCTCGCCTCCTCTCTTGATTCCGTTAGAACTATTGGGGGCAGGGTTCTGTCACAGTTTCTTGTGGGGGCACTGCCTACAAGTGGCACGCTCAGTCTGAGATGATTATTGATTACTACAAGTGGATTGGGTTGCCACATAAATTTGCTGCAGATCCAGATGATGGAGAAGGAGCAGACTGTCTAATTGTTGCTCACAAGGTTCTTCTAGCTAACAATTTCCCTTGCCCGCCCATTTCCTCTGAATGGATCGATCTGGCTGCTTCTCAGAAGTGGGGCGAGCTTGAGAAAGAGTGGTACAAGTATATGACTAGGGTTGATACCCCTCGAAGCTGTGATCTTTCAATGACTCGCAATGAGATCACGGGGTTTGCTATTGGGGTTGTTGTTGACGACGGCGTGCTGTTCGTTCACCATCGCAAGGGAGTCGCCTGGGTTCCTTTATCCTTGGTGAAGACGGACTTCTGGAGAATCCGCAGTGCTGCCTTCTGATCGCTACATCGCCTCGCTTCTTGGCTTTGACGAAGAGCAGTATGAATACTGGAAGGATTATGTGGCAGCCCAGGCGAAGAAAGGGCCGGAGCCTTCTGTTGTTTGTGGAGATCCGGCCTCAATCATTGCGACTGTATCACTTGTAATTACACTCATCGGGGTTGGCTTCCAGATTGTCGGCGCCCTGCTTTCAAGACAAGATGACACTGCCCCTCCAGAATTAAGAGCAAGGCAGAGAACTGGTAACAGCCAGCTATCAATTACTTCTTTTGCGCCCCGTGCAGGATTTGACGCCACGCAGGATGTTGCAGGCATTGGCGCCCCCATCCCCGTTGTTTACGCCAATCGGGAAACGCTCGATGGGCAGTCCTATGGGGGCGTGAGAGTTAATCTTTCGCTTCTGTGGTCTCAGATCTTGAGCCTGGGGGGATCTCAGATGCTTCGAGGCATCTTCATGATCGGGGAGGGCAGTGTTCACTCGATCGACCCCAACGGTTTTGCTATTGGAGACAACAGCCTTGCAAGTTATGACTTGCTTAACAGCTCAGCAAATGAAGCGGCGAGCAGATTAACTGTTTACCATCGCCCCAACGGAGGAAGGATTGTATCAACCGATCGTATTGCTGGGCGCTTAGCGACATCAGATGTTGGCAATGCTCAAAACGATGGGGGCTCGGATGTTTTTCAGCTGAGAAGCGTCGGAAATACTTACGCATCTGATTTCAGCGCATCCTTCAAGCCCTCTACGTCTACAACATTTGGGGTTCATGCGCTTATTGGTAACAACCTTGGCTTTAAGCTAAACCCCAGAGTTCGAGCGCAGGCTGTTGCTCGGCTGAAACCCAAGGGGGATTCTGGCAATTCTGAGGTTGTTTGCGATGTTGACTTAACCGTAAAAGCGGAAAGAGAAAAGTTTAGCGCATACTATTCTTCTCGATCCGGTGTCACTTCTGGCTCTTTTGCGCTTGGGGACACTTTTACTTACACGCTTGACAGAAGTAGCGACTATCAAACCACTTTCTTGGTAGTTGACGGAAGCTCCGACACCTGGACCTCCTCCTCAGAAGTTCGCAGTCGCCCCGACTTCTATGACACGTCAGACGATGTAATTACAGGCTTGGCTCTTGCGACTAAAATGACTGTTGGATCGGTTTCAAGTGCTGTAGATGGGCTTGAGGCAGATGCAACTCTTGACGTTAAGGGAATCGTTGATCATCTTGAGGCGAACAATGCCGCGAATGGGCAATATCTTGTTAGGTATTGGATCAATATTTCAAACGGAAGCAAGGAGCTGCGTAGTAGGTTTGACGTAAATATCAGAGTGCAGTCCAACAAGGGGGTGGGCGATGTAAATGTTACTGAAGAGGGGGGCTCTCTAGTTATTGGGGTGAGAAGCACTCCCACGACCACGAGCAAGAGTTATCGCTTTACGCTTGAGGTTGACGATGATTCCGGCTCGATCCAGGTGTTGACCAGCCCACTTCGCCTCAGGTCCAGAATATTTTTCAATTATACCAAAAAAGAAACCGCCTCTCTTGATTGTGGAGACGTTGCATCTTCTGTGACGGGCAGACAAAGGGCGTGGGATGATGCGATTGTGGTTGGGGATTTATACAAAATTGGCAGCGCATTAGCCGTTTGCACCTCTCGCAGTCCAGGTAACAAGATTTTTATCAGCGACTCAGAGGAGGGGGCGAGTGGCACGGGGCAAAGCGTGTCTGCTGATTTCAGGGTTGTCAGAGCGGGCTCAGCTAACACAGTTGCTATTTCTGAGCTGAGGAAAGATGGGGATGAATCGGCAACTCGTCAAACGGCGACAAGCTGGCCGCATTTGAGCAAAGTTGCCATCGCTTCATTTTCAACAGCAAGCGAATGTAGGCTTGTGGAAATTGGCATCAGATCCACTCTCGGCATCAGGATCAACGGAATCTGTAATTTCAGAGATGCACTAACTCTGGATGAAACCGATGACTTTGCCTGCAAGTCGAGAGAGGGCGACACGGTAAAGAGGGGCGATAACGTTAAAGTAGATCAATACCAATCAGATAGAATCTCCTCGGCGGAAGAGAGATACAGTTTCTTCAGGCTGTCTTACAGAGAATCGGGCTCTACCGGGGCTTTCACGACCCTCGCCCCCTGCTTTGGCACCAGGGGTATGACGCAGCAGTCCTCCTTCTCTTACATCCGCCTGCAGATGCCTTCTCGCAAGCGATGGGAGTTCAGGATCGAGCCCCTGACGGGCTGGGAGATCCGCTCTGGAGAGGCCACGGGCAAGCTGGTCGTCCTCGACGCCAAGCTGTCCCTGGTCCTCAGCGGCTCTTCTGGGGGTGTCTCCTGGTACGCAAATGGGCCGCAGATAAGCCCTTCGGTGTTTGATGAGTCTATATCCAGAACAAAGTCAAGTTTTTCTATTGATGCAACGCGCAGAAGCACCTCGATGGGTTTCCCAAGGCCAGATGGTGATAACTACCTGGATGCTTGGGGCAAGCTAGCAGAGGAATTTGTCTACGAAGAAGTTGAATCCTCTGCCGCCCAGGGGCCGGAGCACGAAGTTGTTTATGTGAACGAAATATCCCAGAACTCGCCCGCCCCCAACTACGACGGAATTGCGCTGGTGGGGCTGAACATCCGTTCGGCCTTTGAGTGGGCGCAGTTTAGGCAGTTGTCTGGATACCTGACAGGCGGCACCGTTGTTCGCAGGCTTCTAAATAGTCTTTCGACTGGCCCCTCTCACCTTTTCCCAGATATTGCACTTGATCGTTTCACCAATGTCAAGTATGGGCCGGGGCGAATTAGCGATGACTTGATCGATCTTGTTAGTTTTCAGGCATCCGCTCAGTGGTGTTTTGACCGCCGCTACTTCTTTGATGGGGCGGTCATGCTTGGAACCAACGCCCCTCGTCAATGGGCGGCGGACGTAGCAGCAACAATGTTGCTTAATTTCAGAGAGATCAATGGGCGTTATTCTCTCACCCCCGCATTTACTTTCAGCGCAGTTCAGCACAAGTCGCTGTTCACAGCTGGAAATATTGAAGAAAATTCTTTCAAGTTTGAGACAGTTCCAGTTGATGAGCTTCGCCCCATCCGCGTAAGCGCAAAGTGGCGAGAGGAGAGGAGTAGCTCAAGTCTGACAAGCCCAGGCTTTTTCCCGGTTGAGAGAGAGGTTCTTGTAAGAGAGCTGTCTGGGAGCAGCTCTGACCCGATTGAGTCGATTGATCTGAGTGACTATGTTACAAACGAGAAACACGCAATAGATGTTTGCAAGTTTCGCATCAGATCAAAGAGGCTGCGAGATCACTCGATTCGCTTTACTGTAACTTACGCCTCTGTTGAAGGGGTTTGCAAAAATCTCTCCCCAGGAGATTATATCAAGCTCGCTTTGGATTCTACAATTTACAGCGAGTTCAACAACGGAATCGTGCTCAAAGACGGCACCATTGTTTCTACTGTTAGCCTCGCCCCCGGCTCTTATTCCGTGCTTGGTTGGGACGGTGGCAGCTCCTCGCCCTCGATTCAAACTCTTGTTGTCGATTCTTCTGGCATGGGTTCTCCGGTGGGGATAATTTTTACAGTTGCTCAGTCCCAGAGCCAGGTGCGAACTTATGAAATCACTAAGATAACCCCTACCGAAGAGGGAAAGTTTGACATCGAGGCAATACATGCTCCAGTAAATGCAAACAACATATTGCTGATGGCCGAGAACTGGGACGACAATGTAAATACGTGGGAGATCCTTCGATGAGCGTTAACTTTCCTGCAATACAGCCGACTGGGTGTACTTTCACGCCCCCGGAGTGGGCGATTACGGAGTCGCGGTCTCAGTCGGGGGTTAGGAGTTACAGAATCTGGTCCAGCAAGCCATCGGACGCAGTTCTTGATCTCAGCTTTGAGAATATATCCGAAGCGAATGCACTTGCAATTGTTCAGGCCCATGCCTCTGCCAGGGGGCCAATTGAAGACCTAGTGCTGCCAGCTGTCTTGTTTTTTGGCATATCGAATCAAGTATTTATCGATCTTTTTTCTCAATATGGCTCAGGACTGTCTTGGCATTTTGTAAACAAAGAACCTCCGGTAATTGAAAGAGTTCCGGGGCGCAGGTACACCACTAGAGTAAGGCTAAGAGCCGAACTCAGATTCCCCTAATGTCAATCCTCAACGCAACTCAGGGCGAGCTTCGCTGGAATGGCACCAAGATTGCAAAGGTGCTCAATGCCTCAATCAATAAAACGAGGGATACACTTCAGACCACGGGGATTGGGGACATGGATGATACCTTTGCGTATGGGAAGAGGAATACGGGTGGTAGCGCGACTCTGCTTTACAAGACAGACGATCTTGCCACAACTCAACTGATGAATCGCATCTTGAATGATGGCGAATCGCCAGACGAGCTTACGCTTATCCTGCGAAAGGGGCAGTCTCAGGGCACACTGTCGGGGCCGGTGCTTATTTCCAGCCAGAGCGAGTCAATCTCTGTTGGGGAAAATACAACCGTAAACATTAACTTTGTTATCAGCGGCAAGCCCTCTGCTAATTACTGATGGCACTGCTTGGTGTTCACGGCACGGTTTCCTTCTCTCGGGAATGGGGGCTGCCGGCAGCTGTTGACAACTCTCGACTGGTCTCAAGGCCTGAGGGCACGGTCCTGGACCTGGGAGAGCCCGCCTTCTGGTCTGGCGATCGAGTGCTGCTGCTGTGCCAAAGAGGCGTTCCCCTGGGGCTGCTGCAAGGGGCTCAGGCTGGCCTCGCCCCCTGCCCTGGCGGTTACTCGTTCTATGGGGGCGGAGAGTTTGTCGCTGGGCCCAATGGTGCAAAAAGGCTGATGACCGGCAATACTTATGTTGGCAGCAGCGCCTCTAGCTTCTATGACGACATTCCGCTAACTAGCTCTGCGTATGTTTATGCACACAGAGACGAAATGGATGATATTACTTTTTACTCGTCTCAGGATGACGCTATCAATGGAAGTGGCCCCTCGTTGATTCCATTGCTAAAGCTTGACATGGGGGCGCTTGTAGTCTTGCCTGCCCCTTATGGGAATTACGAGCAATCACTCATCAATGAAATTATTTCTTTTGCCGCCCCCACCATTTTCTTTGATCAAGGCGGTGAAATAGCTGGGGACCAGTTTCTGCCTCAATCACTTAGCGATCAAATATCTGCTTTCCTGGAAGAGAGTTCGGCTGTAAGCGGCTGGAAACAGGTTGCCAATTTAACATCTTGGGTCTTTGAGACCAATGTTGATGTTCTCGATCAAAATGCGATTGGGCAAAAATTTGGAGAGTCCGCAAAGGGCGCTTTGAAGGGGGCGGGAAGCTTCAATGCAATTGTTGACGCGAAGCAAAATTACGAACTCTTTGGGCCATCTTCCCTGTTGCGCCTCATGCTCTTGACAGATGTTGGGGCGAAGGCAAATGCAAAGTTTGTTATTGCAGACTCAACATCTTCTGAAAATGATTGCGAGCAAAACAAAAGAATTTACTACGAGACGCCAATTATTATATCCAACTCCACGGTAGACACTTCAGTTACCGAAATCATTACGATGACGATTCAGTTTGTCGCCACGGGCAAGATTAGGCTTGCCCTTGCCTCAGAAGGCTAGGATAGGCACAGGAGCGCAGGCGCATCGAATGACGATCATCAAGCGTGCTGGGCAATCAGGCGCTCTGAACGTAACGCCGTCGAACGAGCAGTTCAGAGAACAGATTGCTGCGCTTGTTGATGCAATGCGTCAGCTTGGGGGCGGGGCTTCGATCATCGCTGGCGCCCTTTCCCAATCTGATCCGCTCAACGCACCTTTTACTTTATACGTTGATCCGTATATTGGCAGTGACAAATTCGTTGGCGGCGCATACAATAGCTACGAGACTGGCGCAACAGACGAAGAAATCATTGCAAGCAAGCTAAAGCGCATTGAGCTTCAGCGATTGGAGTGTGGATATACATCTTTTCGCCCCTTCAAAACGATTAACCGCGCTGTAATTGAAGCGGCAATTATCACATCGAAAAACTGGTACACATATAGCGATCCACGCGCTCATGTTGACTGCGTAACGATTGTTCTTTCTGGGGGCGTACATCTACTTTATACTGATCCAGGTAGCGGCAGCGCAAGTCTTGCAAGTTGGGGCGTGGAAAAAGTTCCAACGATCCAGGAGCTGATTGCTTTCAACCCTCCAACGGGCGGCGTTCTGGGGCCTCGTGGCTGCAGCCTGCATGGGCAAGATCTTCGCAAAACCACCATTCGCCCCACTTGGGTTCCGGCGGTGCAGGACGAGGTTGCTGATTACAGCAATCGTCGTGCGATGTTGAAGGTATCCGGTACTGGGTTCTTCTTCAATTTCACGGCAATGGACAAGATCGGGCACGCCGAATCTGTCCATCTGCTTGATGTTTTTCATCCTGCTAGTAAAACTGAGTTAGATCTTTTTTACGAAAAGATTGAGTCTGCGGTTGGTGGGAGTGCCGATCTTGCAAATGCTCTACTTGGTGCTCGCCCCAGCGAATATCAGATCGTTGGCCCGATCGATCAAACCCAGGCGCCGAACTCACAGTGGGACACCACTACAGGTGCTTCGCCCTACATCTTCAACGTGTCGGTGCGCTCCGACTACGGCATGAACGGGGCGTTCTGGGATGGCGCCAAGCTAAGCGGGCTCAAGTCAATGGTCTGTGCCAACTTCACTGGCACCAACCAGCAGAAGGATATGCGTTGCTGGCAGGTTTATGAAGGCGGCAACTGGGTAAGCCTGACCAACACCCCGCAAGACTATCAGAAATATATTGATACCGACCCGGACAACGTGCGGCGCAATCCTGCACGCCAGACTCGTCACATCTCGGCAATCAACAACGCCTACATCCAGAAGGTTTCAATCTTCGGGATTGGCCAGTCTGAAGTCACGATGGTGGACTCCGGCGGGGAGATCACTGACAACGGGGGGAACTCAACATTCGGCGGTGGATCTGCACTGGCCAAGGGCTACAAGAGCTTCGCCTTCGGCAAGGACAAGAACTGGGCCGTGGGCCGAGTGCGGGTGCCGCTGAACATCAGCGAGAAAACCTCCAACATCCGCCGCATTGAGCTGGGTGTTGTGGCCAGCGTGACCAGTTCGACCATTACGCTCACCAACGGCCTGGCGATCGGCAGTGGCACGACTGCCCCGGCGGTACTGGAGGCCCTGGGCTACACCTTTGCCAGCGGCACTCGGATCTGGATCGACAACCCTGCTGGTGCTGACTGGCGAGCCACGCTGAGCAGCAGCGCTTGGAGCAGTTCTGCGCCGACCTCGATCGGCATCACAGCCGCCCCGCTGCAGTCGGGCACCAATGAAGCAGCAGGCGATGCCGCTGTGGGCCGGAGGGTCTACCTACGCCGTGTGGTGGACACTAGGACCGTTGCTGAGCGGCGCTGCAGCCTGATCCTAAACAACACTGCCAGCGCCAGGCTGCCGCAGCGCCACACGGTGTTGCAGACCGACCCGAACCGCAGCAATGGCGCGATCGATCGAGTGCTGGCCGCTGGCGGGGAAGAGGTGTTGTTGGTGTCGGCCACCGGCAAGGGCCCCCTGCCTGGCTCTGGCGTGACCCGGACGGCAGAAGTGACGATCCGCCGTGGCGCCCCCAGCAAGACCTACGCCGCCGCGACGTTCTACCGCCAGGGAACGGTGGTGAAGCACGCCGGCAAGCACTGGCAAGCCACGCAGGATCTAATCAGCTCCGGCGCCAACCCCGACCCGGCGCTGTGGGGCGAATGCTTCGTTCACATGCCCTCAGACTTCAACCCTGAGGATTCGATCAGCCAAGAGGCGCCGATCCTGGTGCTGGACACCGATACCAGCGACGCGGACGATTCCACGACTCTGGGGATCAACTGGACGACGATCTGGACCTCGGCGGGCCCTGTGCGCGATCAGTACCGCACCGCTACCGACTACCTGGGCGGGTACGCCTTCCTGCGGGCACTGGGGTTCACCGATGCTGCCGCCCATGCCGCCCTGGTGCCGCAGTCTGCCGGCAGCCGCGACCGCGACCCGAGCAGTTCAGCTGATTTCCCCACGGCTCCATCTGGTGGTGCCGCAACAGGATTAGGGAATTGGGCTATAGAATTTAGACGTCCAAGTACAGTGAGATTGTATAATCATCAATGGGAATGGGCGGGTGCAGGTAACTACTCAAAAGCTATGCCTGCAGTCCAGCAGGATATGTCGGAGTTCAATAAGTTCACCTATTACTTCACCAACTCCGGCGGCGGGCGAGTGACGCCCAAGGGCAGTAATGAGGATGGCTTCGAGGTGACGCCCAAGGGCCTCGAAGACATCGCCACGGGCGCCACCATCAGCCCTGAATCACTCGGCGGCCAGACGCTGGATGAGGCGCAAAGGACGGACTTCCCGAACGGTATCCAGGTGGGCGGCACGGCCCAGCTGCAGGACGTGGTGATCACCGGCACCGCCGAGTTCAGCAGCCAGTCACAGGCGAAGACCACCAGGGCTGGCGCCGTGGAGCTGGCCAGCATCGCCCAGCTGACCGAACTGCCTGGCACGGTCGCCAGTTCTGATGCAGCGCTGGAGGGCGCCCCGGAGGTGGTGACGATCGGCGGCCTGAACCGCTGGCGGCAGGCGCAACGGCTGATCAGCGCTGCCACCGGCACGGTCACGATCTATGTGCAGAGCAGCGCGGCAGACCGGACGCTCGATCAGATGTTCGACACCCCGCCGACCGCGCCGGCCGATTCGATTCCCACCCTGGCGCGGGCTGCAGAGTACGCCAACGCCGTGATCGGCAGCGGCAATCAGACCGCAGAGATCAGGATCGCGCCGGGGCTCTACGACCCTGCTTCGGTGTGGCAGTGCAGCGTGGTGTTTCGCGCCTCCGACCCGACTCAAGCCGGCTGGCCGCTGATCTTCACCGAAACCGGCGACTCTGCCACCGCTGAAACCTGGTTTGATGGATCGGACTACGGCAACCTGACCACGCGGGTGAACTTCCGTTCGTTCGTGCTGCAGTTGCGCGACAACGAAAGCGCCGGCAATCAACTGCACGTAAACACTATCGGCCGGCAGATGCGCTGCCAGCGTGGCGTGGACTTCCGTGGCGGGTTCCACTTCCTAGGGGTGCCCGAGCTGATCAAGCTGGTGGCGGATGGGGCGATTACTCAGGGGCAACTCATCTCCGGCAGCGTCGCGCTTCCCAGTGGTGCATTCACCACGAACACCACTACGAACGTTGACACGTTCCTGAACCAGCTCAGGATCAGTAATGGCCGCAACCCGGCCTATGACAGCTGGACCACCACCCCGGTGCTGCAGCTGGAGGGCAACAGCACGGACGTGGCGGATCTGCGCGGGATCATGTTCGGCCCTGCCCTGCCATCGCACAAGGAGTCACTGGGCGCCACCCGTGCGCCGTACATCGCCACCAACGGCCTTGTGCAGCTGCGGTGGAGCAACCTCTACGTTCGCGGGAATACGACCATCACCAGCGCCGGCATGGGGGTAACAAATGCCGTGCCGCTGTCTGGTGACGCGCACTATGGATCAGCCTCAGTGGCCACTCCTTGGACCTGGCGGCAGTTTCATCACACGTTCCTTTCATCGATCACCAACGAGCCTGTGGTGATTGACCAGATGGGCGGCAGGATTAGCTACAACCAAGGCTCAGCTGCTGGTGATCGCAGCTGGTATCGGAACTCAACTGATACGCGCTATCTGGCGAACCACATTCACCTGCTCACCAGTGCAGGCGCTGAGCCCGCTGACAATGATTCGGGACCCTTCCTGGATCAGTTCATCCATGCAAAGCGATCCCTAGTTGTCCGTAGCTCGTTCCTGACTCCATTCTCTGGTTCGTCAACCGGCAACGTGTCACAGGGCTTTGTTGGCCGGTTTGGCTCCAATGGCTACAACACCGTCAAGGCCCGTGGCGTGCTACTGGGCAATGAAGGCCTGGTAGATCAGGAGCGCGGCGCAACAGTGTTTCTTGCCGCTGATTCCAGGCTGGCCAGCGGAACTCCTGACAACACCGCATTGAGTATCTTCAAGGTGGCAGGACTGGCGATCAATCAGACCACGCAGATCCTGCCTAAGTACGTTCCTGGCTCTGCCACCTTCGGCGCACCAAACCCGGTCGGCGGCACCGGCAAGGAATACAACCCCGTGATCACCGCCGCCGCTCTGAATCAAGCGGATGGCACGTTCTTCCTGAACATGGGGCTCCGCTCCTACGTGCGGGGGATCAGCCCCGAACATGGCTTCAACATCACCCCCAACGTCGTGCTCTGATGACTCTCCCATCCGATCCCGGCTACATCCCTGCCACCACTGATGATCGGGTGCTGGCGAACTCGTTGTATCAGTGGCTGCTTAGCATGAACACAGACCCGCACGCGGCGCATTCGCGTGATGAGGCGATGATTCGGAACATCGAGGAATCCCTGCCATGACGCTGCCACAGCTGACGATCTACCCAGCCGAGCTGGAACCGCTGGTGATCCTGCGCAACTCCACATTCCGCAAGCGGTTCATCGTGAAAATCGATGGCACTGAGCTGGACCTGACCGCCAACGGCACGGTGATTGATGCCGACATCAAGAACGCTGCCGGCACGCAAATCGGCACCTTTAATGTGGAGCTGCCGGAGGCATCCGGCACACCAATCCCTGGGATGCTGGATCTGGAGCTGACCCCTGCTAATGCGCTGGCCCTACCGGTCGGCACCACTTACCAGATGGATCTATCAATCACCACGCCTGACACCGATCGGTTCTACTACGCGAAGGCCCCTGTCGAGGTCCGCGAAACCGTTTCGAGGAACAGCTAATGGCTCAGGTTGAACTGACCGTAATCGAGCAGTCCGGTGTTGAAGTCACTGTTCTGGACGCCCCTGGCGCACAGGTGGCGATCGGCCCGACGCTGAGCACCGCCACGCCTCAGGCGGTAGGGCTGACGGGCGCTGCGGGCACCTCCAGCAGCGCCTCCAAGGCGGATCACAGCCACGCTCACGGCAACCAGACCGGCACCAGCCTGCACGCCCTGGCAAGCGGCAGCGGGGCGGGTTTCATGTCCGCTGCGCAGTTCAGCCTGCTGGACGGGGCCACTGCTGCCGCCGTCGTCAGCTCCCTGGTGCGGCGTGATGCGTCAGGCAACTTCGCCGCCAATCTCATCGATGCCGACCTGGACGGTAATGCAGCCACCGCCACCAAGCTGGCCACGGCCCGAGCAATCAACGGGGTTTCGTTCGATGGAACCAACAACATCACGATCACTGCTGCGCCAACCGCCAGCAGCGTTGTGAACGCCAGTGTGGCCAGTAATGCGGCCATTGCGCTCTCCAAGCTCGCAACCGGAGCCCTGCCGACCGCGATCACCGTGGCCAGCGCCAATCTGGTGGACGGCACGATCGTCAACGCGGACATCAACGCCTCTGCTGCCATCGCCCTGACCAAGCTGGCAGCCGTCACCGCCGGACGGGTGGTGATGGGCAACGCCTCCAACGTGGCCACGGTCACGGAGATCACGGGTGACGCGACCCTGGCCAGTACCGGCGTGCTCACCCTGTCAAACTCCGGGGTGAGTGCCGCCACGGTGAACAACGCGGCCACCAGCGTCACACCCCTCACGATCGACGCCAAGGGCCGCATCACTGGCACTGGGTCGCCTGTGACGATCACGCCCAGCTACAACAGCCTCACGGGTCTACCCACCACCCTGGCGGGCTACGGCATCACTGATGCGGTGGGCAGCGGCGCAACGGCTGGCCGGGTGCTGCTGGGGAATTCCAGCAATCTGGTGGCCGCCACTGAAGTCACGGGCGATGTGACGATCAACAGCTCAGGCGTGACGGCGATCGGCTCTGGCGTGATCGTGAATGCGGACGTGAGCGCTTCAGCTGCGATTGCGCACAGCAAGCTGGCCAGCATCACCGCAGGACAGGTGCTGCTCGGCAACGCCAGCAACGTGGCCACGGCTACGGCGTTGAGCGGCGACGTGACAATCAGCAGCAGCGGGGTGACTGCGATCGGCACTGGCGTGATCGTCGATGCCGACATCAACGCTTCGGCAGCTATTGCCCTGTCGAAACTCGCCACGGGTGCCCTGCCAACGGCAATCACAGTGGCCAGCGCCAACATCGTAGATGGCACGATCGTCAACGCTGATGTGAACGCCTCCGCTGCTATCGCCGGCAGCAAGATCGCCCCGGACTTCGGCGCTCAAAACGTGCTGACAACCGGCACAATCACTGGCGCCAGCCTCAACCCAACCGGCACGACGGTGCCTGCTGCTGGCCTGTTCAGGCCGGCGACCAATG